CAGGCATTTAGAAGTGTCCCCAGCTACCGCGCGCGACGAAGTTGGCCGAGACCGTGACGGCACCTTTGACGTCGGTATCGACCGCGGTCGTCAGCCACGCTGGGCCGTAGTCGTATTTGGTCGGCGTGTTCAGCCGATCCGGATAGAGATAGAGCGTGGTGCCGCCGGCTGACAGGCCCGCGACATAGAGCGGATCTGACGCCGAGTCCCAGAACCCGGTCAACGTGCCCTTGAGATCGGGCAAATCCAACAGATAGACCTTGTTGGTATCCCCGAAGGCCGTGACTTCGATCGTGCCAGCGTTCCGGTCAAGCGTCCACTTCGTGAGGTTGAGAACCGGCGACGCCGCTACCACCCCATCCGGCGACACGTAGACTGCGCCGTTCTTGCCTGATGCTCTCGCCATGATTGTCTGCTCCTTGCTTCCGGCCGAGATCGGCGAGAAGGCTTTGGAGATCCCCGATTATCTGGGCCGATCGTTCGACCCAGGACATCTCGGCTACGCGAGCCGGCAATTCGGACGAGACGCGCGCGCGCCCTTGCGGGTCGGCGAGCCACGAACGAATCAAGGCCGAGGCCTGGGTTGGGTGCGTGAACGTCGGCACCAGATCCCCGAAGACCTCGCCTACTTCCTCACGATGCGACGATATGTGAAACGCGCCGCAGGCGGCCAGTTCGTACGCCCGAGGGTTCATCGATTCGGCGTGCTCGATGCTCGGCGCGTCCGTGCCCCAGCCTTGCGACGTGCGATAGAGATTGAGTCCGATCTTCGCCCGACGGTAGAGCGCGGCCGTCAGACGATTGTCGATCGTTCCCCCGCGCAGGAACGGTCGGAGCTTCGGCGGCATCTTCTTCAAAAACCATTGACCGTAGATGCCCAGGTCAATACCGGTCCAGTCGATCGCCGAGAACCACTCGGTGCGTTCACGGAACGGCGAGCCGACGAAGACGACGTCGTGCGCTGGCACGGCCGCGTCGGTCTCCTGCGCGCCGGGCCGATGCTTCAGCGGATGCCACGCGTGCGCCACGTAGCCCGACCGCGGGTTCACCGCACGGAACGCCGCAACGGCCGACCGCTCATTCGTCCAGCAGCCGTCGACCAGCTTCGCCGTCCGCAGCTCCGGCTCGTCGTAGGGTGACTCCGTGAACAGGATCGTCACCGGAACGCCGGCGCGACGCAGCATGATCAGGACGTCCGGATGGAGGAACATCGCCGACACGACGAGCACGGCGTCGACCTGATGGCGGAGCGCCATGCCGATCGCGCCCTCGCTCGCCTGATAGAAAATGTCGGCCGAGTTCGGCTTCTCGAACGTCGGATCGCTCTTGCGTGCGGCCAGCCACGCCGAGCGGAGCCACTTCGACGCTCGAGCGATCCGCGCATCGAGCCGATAGTCCACGATCTGGACGCCGTGCGAGGCCAGCCCGAAGCGCAGGCCGTCCGAGACGTCTGCCGTGCTCCACGAGGCGCCTGGATGGACGAGAAGAATCTTCACAGGCTCGCCCATACCCTATAGAGCCCGCCGGCATGCTGCCAACGGAGCGACGCATCCACCGGATCGGGCTCGATGTAGCGCACGTATTCGGTCCGCTCCATGTTCATAAACGTGTAGCCGGTAATCGCCAGCGTCTTGCCATCGAGCAGCGCGTCGATCCGCGCGGCCGCGGCCGATGAACCGGCGCTACCGGTGCCCATCTCGACATACTTCACGCGGTAGACCACGTCCTCGTAGGACCGCGCATTGAACACCAGCTCGTCGAACGCGATGACGACGCTGACGACAATGAACCGCTGCGCGCCAGGCGCGGCGAAGTCGAAGAAGACGCCGCCCGTTGCGACGGCCATCAGGGCCGCGTCCGACGCGAGCGCGGCGACCAGCGCGACGTCGATGTTCGCGCTATCGCTCATTCAGTGCCCCTGACCTGCAGACCGTTATCGACGAGCATCTGCTTCAGCCGCTCATACATCGCGCGACGGTTCCGAATGACCGGCGGCAGAAAATAGTTCCCAGGCGTAGGCTTCGCGATCTGGCCACGCGATGCGCCGGAGGCAATGTGTCGGACGGCCGTGCCATGCTCGAAGATCTGCGCGAGCTTCGACGTGTTCTTCGCCACGACCTTGACGCCGAACTTCCCGGCGCTGACGACGTCGACGCGAAGACCTTGGTTCAATTCGTCCTTTATCCCGCCCGGATACTTGACCTGGCCTACGGCGGCGCGGGCGGCGGCGGTCACGATCCCGGCAGCCTGACCAGCCAGGCTCTCCGGCAGCTTCCGGAGTTCTTCCTGCAGCTCAGCGAGCCCTGTCCACGTCACGACGTCACCTCCGTGATGGCCGCCACGGTCTCGACGCCGGCACCTTCTGTGTCGTCGATGTCGATCACGTTGCCGACGTGGACGGCGCCGGCGTAGTCCGTCCACGTCGCGCGCGTGTTGATGTTCATCTCCGGATTGAAGCGACCGTTAAAGACGTGCGTCGCGTGCGCGATGATCGCCTGCGAGAAGTGCTTCTCGGCGTTCGACAGCGTCACCTTCTGGATCGCGCAGCGCCATGGCGAGTTCACCAGCGGCGCATAGACCTGCGTGAACCCACCGTCGCCATCCGGCGTGGGCGGTCCGCTCGGATTCGTGAGCGTGGCCGACTGTCGGAGGTTGCCGATGACGATGACGACGCTCACAGCACGATGCTCCCGCCGACCGCGATGGCGTAGGGCGATGCGTAGCCGTAGTCGCGGAGCACCTGCGCAGACGCCGCCGTTTTCTTGAACGCATCCATCGTGACTTCGACGCCGTAGGGCAGCTCGATGACCTGCCCGCGACGCGCCTCATGAACGGCCGAGCGAAACGTGTCGAAGTGCGCGACGAGCAGGCAGAGAATGCCGCGCACGAGCGCCGGCACAGCTGCTGCCGTGTCGCCGTAGCCGCACTTGTAGCGGATCTTGACCGAGCCCGTCTGGTCACGCGCGATCGGCCACGTCTTCCCATAGAGCGGCTCGACGAAGCCCGGGACGGCGTAGTCGCCGGCCGGGATCACGGTCGTAAAGAGGTTCGTCGCAGGCGACCCGCCGTCATTAAAGTTGCGGAGCACGCCGGTCGAGTCCACGTACTGAACGCTCAGAACGGACTGGAGCGGCGGGTGCGGCAGCTCGATGCGCGCGCCGCGGCCCATCGCGCCGATGAACGGGAACCGGTCAAGCCAGAACTCGCGCGTCTGCGTCAGCGGCGATCGACTCGTCTGCTCGAAGAAATACGACGTCGCGGCATCGATGAAGACGGAGATCTGCGCCGCGTCGAGCTGGCCGAGGGCCCTGACGTGCTGCTGGGCGTAACTCAGCGTGACGGCCTGGTTCACTGGCGACCCTCCCTGCACGGTCGAGACGAAATTATCGATCGTCGTGATCTCTCGGCCGTAGCTGTGGATGCTAGACATGTGGTTGACCGATCTCGACGAGCACCTCGTCACGCCAGGCGATCTCGTCCGGCGTCCAGCCCATCGTCTGAAGGAAGTGGAGGTCGCCACAGTCGCGCTGCTCGCCCCACTGCCCCATCTTTGCCGGGTTGTTCGGCGTGAAGAACATCGGCGTGCCGACGTTGCCCCACCGGATCTCGCGCTCCTTCCAGAGCAGCCCGCCATTCGGCAACCGCATCCTGAACATCGATACGCCGGTTGGGTTGGCAATGATGGCCGACGCGAGCAGCATGCGTGCGCCCGGCGCGTATGTGTCGTCGTCGTCGATGTGCGCGAGATACTTGCCGTGCGCCAGCGGCGTCGCGATGTTGCGCTCGGTGCTGCCCCAATCGTGGCCGGGTTCGCAGGAAACGCAGCGCACGTGGCCGACCGCTCGCGTCTGGACGTTGCCGACGACGATGATCTCGTCGCCGGGCCAGCACTCAATAGACGCGAGCGTGGCCTTGAGCGACGGCCGGTTGACAGTTGCGACGATGTAGGAAATCACGCCGCGCTCCTGAGCTTCGCGACCGCGTCGGCGACGGCGGACGCGTGCGTGCCGTTCCAGTAGTCCGGGTCGCGCCGATAGATGTCGTTCTGGTTCCCCTCGTTAAACGTCTGATCCGGCGCGAAGCCGATCCAGTCGTGCGCGATCTCGACGTGCGTCAGGATCTCCGACCGACCGAAGACGGCCATCACGTCCCGCAGGAAGACGTCGCCCCACGCGATGCCTGGATGCCAGAAGTAGCCCATGCGATCGGCCGCCGCCTTCGAGATGACCGCGAACGGGTAGTGACTCTCGTTGTGCGTCCGCGTGCCGAAGCAGAACAGGCCATCGCCGGCGAACTTGTTCGCGGCGTCGAGTATCAGCTCGTCCCAGCCGAGCGTCTTGAAAATCATGTCGTCGTTCCCGCACATGAGCACGTCGCCGAGCGCGGCGGCGTAGAGCTCGTTAAAGAACGTCGCCATGCTCGCGTAGCCGCCGAGCCTCTTGCCGACGACGGCGCGACACCCGAACGCCTCCAGCACCGGCGGCGTCAGGACGTCGTCGTCGTCGATGCGGAACACCAGCTCGGACGCCGTGCCGCTCGCGGTCGCCTCGTACGATTCAATCATCGTCGCGAGTCGCGTCGGGCGCCGTCGCGTCGGCACCAGCACGGAGATTTTTGTGAACACGCGGCTCCTTTATCTTCGGGATTTCGCTCGGCGGCGGCGCGGCAGCCTCGACCGCCACGGTCGCGGTCGCAGCCACGTGACGGCAGTCGGGGCATTGATACTGGCCGCCGCCGAGCGATTCCATCTCAACGTCCTTGCCGAGCGTCGCGTAGCATTGCTCGCACTTCATTCGTTTCCTCCCTCAGCTCGCAGGAGCGTCGCTGAAGTCGACGTAGTAGTAAGACCCGACGGCGAACTGCTCGAGCGCCTTCGGATTGTCGATGCCGAGCTGGATCTGTCCCCACGGCGTCGCCTTCGTGAAGCGGACGTTCTCGTCGCTCTTCTGCGCGTCGTTCTCGTAGACCGTCGAGAACGCGACGGCGTTGCCGTCGATCTTCTCGCACCGAACTTTCGCTCGCACCATGCTGTGCCTCCTTCAGTGACCGGCGTAGCTCAAGCCGCTCGCCGCCGTCAGGACGCCGTGTGCCTCTGCTTCTTCCTGCTGCTTCCTGATGCGAACGTCTTCATCCCATTCCGCCTTCGCCCACCCTTCCGAGACGAGGAAGTCGAACATCTCGCGCTTGATCTGGAACATCTCCTCGACCGTAGCGCCGTGCGGCCGGACGAGGATCTCGTCGCGCGCCGAGAACCCGACAATCCACTGGTTGTCGTAGTTGTAGTCGACAATGTCGAGGCCGCTCTCCTGCGGATGCGTCCACCATCGGCTCCCCGGATACGGGATGCCAACGGCGAGGTTGCACGAGTCGAGATACGGCTTGACGGTCTTGAGCCACGCCATTGTCTCGCGCGCCGTCTCGAGCGTCTCGCCGGCGAGCCCGGCGACCAGGAACGCGATCGTGTAGAAACCGTGACGCTTCGCCGTCATCAGCGCGCGCGTGTTCTGCTCGACGGTCGTGCCCTTCTGGTTCGCGTCAAGCACGCGCTGGCTGCCGGACTCGATCCCGAAGCACGTCACCTTGCAGTTCATCAGTTTCAGCGACTCGGCAACGTGGTCGTCCATCGTGTTGACGCGCGTGTGGATGCGTGCGGCGAACGACCCTGGCCCGAGGTCGGCATGGATGGCTTCCGAGAGCTCGCGGAGCTTCGTGCGATGCAGCGTGTAGGTGTCGTCCTGAAACTTGAACATCCGAACGCCCTTGTCCATGACCGTCCGCATCTCGGCGATGATGTTCTGCGGCGAACGGTAGCGCGGCTTCTGACCGATCCATGGCGTCGAGCAGTAGGTGCATTTGTATGGGCAGCCGCGCGTCCCGATG